CACGCCGGCGGATATCGTGCTGGGCATCCCGGCGGTGATGGAAAGCGACGCCGATTTCCGCCGGCGCATGGTGCTGGCGCCAGAAGGCTATTCGGTCGCGGGACCGGAAGGCGCCTATATCTTTCACGCGCTGTCCGCCGATGGCGACGTGCTGGATGCCAGCGCGACCAGCCCCGACCCCGGCGAAGTCCTGGTTTCGATCCTATCCCGCACCGGCTCCGGTGCCGCTTCCCCGGAACTGATCGCGACGATCGCCGCCTATGTGTCGGACGAAACGCGCCGCCCGTTGACCGACTTCGTCACCGTTCAGTCCGCTGAAATCGTGAACTATGCAGTCGTCGCCACGCTGACGACCTTCAGCGGTCCAGATGGCGGCGTTGTGCTGGCAGCCGCGCAGGCAAGCCTTGATGCCTATGTCGAGTCCAGCCACCGCCTGGGCCGCGACATCACCCGATCGGCGCTCTTTGCGGCCCTGCATGTCGAGGGCGTCCAGAATGTCGTCCTGACGTCCCCGGCGGCCGACATCGTCATTTCGCGCACCCAAGCCCCCTATTGCACCGGCACGACGGTCAATTACGCGGGGACCGGCGAATGACCTATCCGTCGCTGCTGCCTCCCGGCTCGACCGCGCTGGAAAAGGCGGTGGAACAGGTCGCCGCCGGCCTGCTCGATATCCCGACGCCGATCCGCGACGTCTGGTCGCCCGACACCTGCCCCATCGGACTGCTGCCCTGGCTCGCCTGGGGCCTGTCCCTCGACAACTGGTCGTCCGATTGGACCGACGCCATCAAGCGCGAGCGCGTACGCAAAGCGATCCCGATCGCGAGGCAGAAGGGCACCGCCGCATCCGTTCGCGCCGTCGTGCAGAGTTTCGGGGGATCGGTTGCGATCCGCGAATGGTGGCAGATGGTGCCGAAGGCCGATCCGCACAGCTTCAGCCTGGTCCTCAACCTCGACCAGAATGGCGCGCCGGCATCGGCCGCCTTCGTGGACCAGGTCATTGCCGAAGTCGGCCGCGCAGAGCCCGCCCGCTCTCACTTCACCTTTACCCAGGGCATCACCGCCAGGGCCAGCGTCGGTCTGGTCGCGGCTGTTCGCCCGACCGTCTACGCGCGGTTGCCCTGCACGGCACCGCCAGAAATTCCCGCCCCCTGATCGGAGGAACCATGGCCCTTACCGCTATCGTCACCAATGCGGGCCGCGCCGCGCTGGTAAATGCCAGCAACACAGGCACAGCGCCCGTAACCATTGCGCAGGTCGGCCTGACCGCAACCGCCGTCGTTCCCGGCGTGGGCATCACGGTCCTGCCCGGTGAATATAAGCGCGTTGCCACGATCTCCGGCGATGTCGTGGCGGACGACACCATTCACCTGATCGTCCGCGACGAAAGCGCCGACCTTTTCACCGTCCGCAGCTTCGCCCTCTATCTGGGCGATGGCACCCTGTTTGCCATTTACGGTCAGGCGGACGTTATCCTGGAAAAGTCGGCGCAGGCGATCATGCTGCTCGCGATCGACGTGCAGTTCGCGGACGTCACAGCCGCCATGCTGACCTTCGGCGATACCAATTTCCTCAACCCGCCCGCCACGACGGAACGGCAGGGCGTTGTGGAACTGGCGACCGTCGCGGAGGCGCAAGCCGGTATCGATGCCCTGCGCGGACTCACGCCCGTAGCTGCCAAGGCCGCAATCCTGGGTTGGCTACTGGCGCAGGACGGTTCCGGCAGCGGCCTCGATGCCGATCTGCTCGACGGGCAGGACGGCAGCTATTATTCCAACATCCCGCAGCGTCTCGGCTACACGCCCGCAAATCGGGCGGGCGACACCTTCACCGGCAACGTGGCGATCTCCAAAACCGGCAGTCAGGAACTGCATTTTTCGGGTACCGGCAACTATAAGTGGCGGGCCATCGGGAACAATCTCGCGGGAAGCGGCGGCAATTTTCACCTTCAATATACGACGGACAATTTCGGCTCTTCGTTCGTCAGCGGTCTGATGCTGACCACTGCCGGCATCGCATCGTCGCAGGGCCAAGGTGTCTTTTGGGGGCCGAACAATGATGGCGCGGGTTCGGGCCTCGACGCCGATCTGCTCGATGGGCAGGACGGGAGTTTTTACACGAATATCCCGCAGCGTCTCGGCTTTACCCCCGTCCAGCAAGGCGGCGGCGCCGGGCATCTGGTGAACACCGTCAAGATCGGATGGAGCGGCACGCGCCTCAAAGCGACCGTGGACGTTTCCGATCAGGGGAACTTCGTTTTCGATACGCACATCGCCGACGTCTGGCGCGCGTCCAATGATGGCGCTGGGTCGGGTCTGGATGCGGACCTTCTCGATGGTCTGCAAGCTTCGCAATTTCTGCGGAACTACAACGGCACCTGGGTCAGTTCGGAAGAGGGCACCCCCCGCTTCCACTTCATCAATGCTGGCGCAACTTACATGCGCGTCACAGCGGCCTTCATTTGGCAAAATTCGGCAAACGGCAACATCATGTCGCTGGATGAGAGTGGCAACGGCTGGCTGAACGGGCAAGTCGATGCCGTTCGTTTCCTGGCCCGCGCGAATGGCGATGGACAAGCCGTCAGGATTGGCGACGACGCGTGGATCGGCGATATCAACAAGCCGAACGGGTTCGGAATTCGCGGCGTGCAGGATTCACGCGCAGGCTACCTCTACTTCGGTAATGCGCAGTTCCCGCTTGGTTGTAATCCCGACGATGGCACCCTGCGATATAACGGCGCTGTGATTTGGAACGCCGGCAACGATGGTGCTGGCTCAGGACTGGACGCCGACCTTGTCGACGGCTGGCATCGCGATAGCATCCGCGACTGGAACAACCTGCTGAACAAGCCTTTCAACTGGTCTGGTCAGGGCGGCCAGCCGCAATGGCTATGGGGCAGCAACGACGGCAACGCCTACTATGTCTGGAATCCCGCAAATTTCAGCGTCAACTATGCCAATTCGGCGGGTAATGCCGACACCGTCGACGGCTATCACGCGTCCGCGCTGTTGCCGACCGGCAATCTTGAAGCGTCCGGCTATTGCCGCTTGCCCAACGGCCTGATCCTCCAGTGGGGAACGGTCACCTGCAGCCCGGACTCCTATGGATCGGTGACGTTCCCGATCCAGTTTCCAACGGCTTGCTTCCACATTCATTCGGGGGTGGCAACCGAGGTAGGCAACGGGAACGCGCAGGCGAACTGCCCACTTCCCTACGCCGTTACCCAAAGCGGCGCCAGTTTTTGGAATGCCGCTCCGCAGGCCACCGCCTGGTGGATGGCTGTCGGCAAATAAGGAGAGTATCGTGCCCATCTTTTACAGCGCGTCCGCTGGCGGATTTCTGGACGATGAGGTCCATGTCAGCATCCCCGAAGATGCACGGCCCGTCGCGGTCGAGGCCCATCGTGACCTGATCGCTGCCGCCTCTAGCGGTTCGATCATCGTGCCGGACAGCAATGGCGATCCGATGGCAGTGCCACTTCCACCGCCTGAACCTTCCGAATTGCTGCGCCAGATGCGGACCAAGCGCGATCGTTTGCTGAGTGAGTCCGATTTCACGCAAATGCCCGATTGCCCGCTGACCGCTTCGGCGCGCGAGGAATGGCGGGTTTACCGGCAAGCCCTGCGTGACCTTCCCGAAACCGTGGCGGACCTGTCCGCCATTGATTGGCCTTCCGCCCCCTCCAACTGATCGAGGATCATCATGACCGAACTGACGACCAGAATTGGTGCCTTCGACGCGGAAACGCGCTCGGTGCCTGTCACCTTCACCAGCGGCGACATCAAGCACGAACGCCGCGTCAACGCCGTGCTGAAGAACGACGGCAGCTATGACCGAGCGGCCACCAAAGAGCGCGTCGCGGAAGTGGCGCTTGGCGTTGCACAGAAGATCGGCCTCGGCGTCATCACGGTGCCGCCGCCGGAACCGGAAATGCCCGCGGTCGAATCGACAGCCGAATGAAGACCGGCGGCGGCTATGAACGCCGCCGCTCCCCCCTTTACGGAGGGGGCTTGGGATGTCCCCACATCTCCAAACCGCGAGCCTGCACTCGCACTCTCAGGGTGGCGCGCCCACCCCTTATTGAGTTCCCTCCGTGGCTTGCCACGTCCGGACATCGTGCAGGATTTCCTACATGTCTACTCCCTTTGTTCCCGTTCGCCCGGTTTCTCCCGTCGCCGGATATATCGGCGGAAAACGAAACCTCTCCCGGCGGATATGCGCCATCATCGACAGCATTCCGCACAGCAGTTACGCCGAACCCTTCGTGGGCATGGGCGGCATCTTCCTGCGCCGGATCCGCCGCCCGCGCGCTGAAGCGATCAACGATATTTCCGGCGACGTTGTGACGCTGTTCCGCTGCCTTGCGGAGCATTATCCCTATCTGGTCGACATGCTGCGGTTCCGCGTGGCGAGCCGCGCCGAATTTGAGCGGCTGCTGGGGCAGGATCCTGACCGCCTGACCGACCTTCAGCGCGCCGTGCGCTTCCTGTACGTCCAGCGCCTCGCGTTCGGCGGCAAAGTGTCGGGCCGGGGTTTTGGAGTCGATGCCGCCGCACCTGCCCGTTTCGACGTCGGCAAGATCGAGCCTATGCTGGCTGATGTCCATGAACGGCTGCAATCCGTCGTGATCGAGCGGCTTCCATATGCCGACTTCATCCGGCGCTATGATCGCGATGGCGCGCTATTCTATCTCGACCCGCCTTATTGGGCATGCGAGCGCGACTATGGTGCCGATGTCTTCAGCCGCAGCGATTTCGCTGCGCTGGCCGAGCAGCTGGCAGGGATCGAAGGCAAGTTCCTGATGTCGCTGAACGACACCCCCGGCGTCCGAGAGACCTTCGCACGCTTCGCCATAGCCTCGATCGACACCACCTACAGCATCGGCGGCAAGCCGAAGAAGGCAGGCGAAGTGCTGATCAGCAACTTCGCGCCGCCTGCTAACGATCTTTGACGTTCAGCCCCTGCGCCTTCATCAGCGCAGGGGCAAAAGCGGTCAGCCGTCGACCATTTGCAGACATTTGCATGGGCGCTCATGATGGTTCCATGAAAAAGGAACGGATAGCATGGCTGAGGAAATGGGCGCGTGACATTAAGCGTGACGTCATTGCCCTTTGGCTGGCTCCGCGCGATCCGCGTGTGCCATGGTATGCCAAAGTGCTCGCGGCGGCCGTAGCTGCATATGCGCTGTCGCCTATCGACCTCATACCAGATTTCATCCCGATACTCGGCTATCTTGACGACCTGCTGATCGTGCCGTTGGGAATTTTGGCTGCGATCAAGCTTATCCCTGATGATGTCATGGCCGACCTCCGTAGGCAGGCGAGGGAGCAACGCAAACCAGTGTCGGCGGGTGGCCTCATAGCCGTCTTGGTCATTTGGAGCGCCGGAATAGTGCTCGCTGCGCAGTTGATTTGGAACCGCCTCTAAAGTCTGACCACCCGGGCACCCCGAACGTCATAGTTCGCTCAGTGACGGATGTCGCCTAACCGCTATCGACCAGTTTTTGCCGCTCTACATGCATCAAAGTGATCCCGATTGCAGACATTGGTGTGATCATCGATAGTCGGGATATGAAGAGTCCCACCTCTGAGCCGTCGTCACGCCATTGGCTGATCGGAAGCTGGTCAGTTTATGTTGCGCTGCTCTTCCCGGCTTCATTCCTTGCCTATATCGGCATCCTGTGGATCACTGCTTCAGAGCGAGGTTGGCAGACC